CAAGATACCTAACCCGATGCTGTTTGGTGTTCGGGTGGAGGGTACGCTCGGAGGCAGGAATGAACTAATAGACTCGTTTGAGTTGTTTAAGACTAACTACGTTCAGCCTAAGCAAAAGAAGGTAGAGGACGTATTCAATTACATTTTGGGAACAGACCTGATTGAGATTGAAGAGATACCTGCTATTAAACCACAGCTTTCGGAGAGTATTTTAAGAGAGATACTTGACACTAACGAATTAAGAGAAATAGCGGGTTACGAGCCAAGACAAGAGCCTATCGTTAAAACAACAGAAACGGTTACAAGAAAGTTCTCACAAGACGACATGGATTTAGTCTTTTTTGAGAAGATAGGCAAGGTATATGACGGAGAAGTATTGGGCGAAAGGGAAATGCTTTTAGATGATGACTACCAGCCGATACTAAAAGACGCTGCTTTCAGATTGTCCTTTCAGCTTGACCTTGACGAGATAGACAAGCAAGTCATTGACCTTTTGGAAGACGACCCACAACGCACCCCAAAGGAACTAGCAGAAGCGGTGGGTGAGTCCGAGGCGGAAATGAAGGAACGCCTTAAAAACTTGGAAGAACAAGGTGCTATTAAGAAAGGCGTAGCCACTAACGACATCGGCGAAGAGTATGAGACATACGAACCGAGCGAAGAAGCAAAAGAAGAACAGCCTGAGAAGAAAATAATCACGGTGTACAAGTATGCCGAGCGTCCTGATGCACTTCCAACTCAAACGGGTAGAAGCAGACCATTTTGCGAAAGGATGATGGAACTATCAGAGCGTGGGCATAGATATACACGTGAAGAGATAAATCAGATATCAGCGTTGGCTGGGCGTGATGTATGGACAAGAAGAGGTGGATGGTATAACCACCCAACACAGGGCAAGCGACCGTTTTGCCGACACTATTGGGTACAATCAGTAATCGCAGTATGAGCAGGGTTTTATTTATATCAGAGAGTTACGTTAAAGACAACACAGTCCTTGACGAGAACGTGGACGCTAAACTTCTACGGAATGTTATAGAGGATGTTCAGAGGATTAAGTTCGAGCAGTATCTAGGGACGGACTTGTATAACGACTTCAAGACGGAGATAGCAGCAGACCCTGACTTGAGCGGAAACGCTGACTACAAGACTCTCTTGCAAGAGTACATCCAGCCGTGCTTAAAGCATTGGGTAGTATTTGAGTGTTGCGACTACTTGGTGTTTAAGTTCAGAAACAAAGGTGTAGTTAAGCAGAACTCAGAGAACTCGCAGTCGTTGCTACTTGACGAAGTGCAATACTTAAAAGACCAGTCGAGAATAAAGGCAGAGTTCCTTGCTAAGAGATTGGTTGAATATCTGTGTGACAACGAAGAGACATATCCGAAGTACAACGACAACGGAGATTCAAGCGACTTGCAACCGACCAAGAACACATACTTTTCAGGAATTTATTTAGGACTCAATGAAGAACCAAAAGACCTCCAAAGTTTCTACCGTGACGACACGACAGAGATACTGTAACAAGGCGACACAAGAGAAGGTGATAAAGTACATCAAAAAGAAGTATGGTAACGTATAATCAGATAATTGACATACTCTCAGAGATTGCCTCTAACCACTCACAAATTGAGAATTTCGGTAACGGTGATTTGTGGGAAGTTGTTCAGCATAATCAAAACCCTGACTTTCAGTATCCGATGTTATGGGTGGAAGATGCTCCAATGTCTTTCAATGAAAAGGAGTTTCAATATACCTTTAACGTCTATGTGTTTGACAGGTCTAACCGTGACCGAGTTCAGGACAAGGAACACGAGAACGATGTAAAGAGCGATATGCTCCAGATAGGGTTGGGGGTGCTTGCGATGCTGCACAATGAATACGATGAGACTTTCATAGATGTGGTCAAGAGTCATTCCTTTGAGAGTTTCACGGAGCGATTAGACGACACCCTAACGGGTTGGAGGTTCACGGTATCTTTAAGTTCGCCATTTGATTATGACGCTTGTTCAGAACCGTTCACGGGGAATGGTTCTACTTTTGGAGCGTGTGACCCTGTGACAGTTTACGATTCAGATGGGACGACAGTAATTGCGACTATTCCATCTGGAGGCACTTACACGGTGTCCCCAAGCGGGGACGCTACTGCTATTCTAAATAACACAGATGGCACTACTATTTCAACCACCGCAATTCCTGCGGGGGATAGCGAAATAATCACCGCACCTGATGCGTCGTGGACGTTAGAAAACACGTTGGGAACTGAAATAGATACAGGGTCTATTCCAAGCGGAGATAGCGATTCGATTGTTGCACCTGATGAAACTATCAACGTGGTGGACCAAAACGATGTGTTGCAGCAAACATTGACCTTTCCTGTTTACGAGAATCAACAAATTGATATAAGCACTTATTGCGAAGACGCTACTGCTGTTTTGAAAAACACGGACGGCACTACATTAAGCACGACCGATATACCGAGCGGAACAAGCGATGACATAACTGCACCCGATGCGACATTTAGCATCAACAGCACACAAGTAGCTACGATACCGAGCGGAGATAGTGATTCGATTGAGGTTAGAAAAGAAAATACAAGCGATCAAATAGGCAGCTTGCAGGGTCAGTATTGGAGGGTTGACGATAGTGTGATTACGCTAAAAGACACAGCGAATAATACGCTATCCACTACGAATGTTCCTGCTACGGAAGCACAAGATATAACTGCACCCGATGGAACGGTAAACGTAAACAAATCAGATAGCACTTTAATTAGCGCACAAACGGTACTATCAAACGGAACTACTAATTACAACGTGGCTGATAGTACGGCGGTGGTAAAAGATACGGCAGGGGTAACATTAAGCACAACGGCAATTAAAGCAACGGAGAGCGAAGATATTACTGCACCAGATGCTGATGTAGAAAACAGCGATGCAAGCTATACAGATACGGTTGAGAGCGGTGGCACGTTGGTTGTGCCTGACAGTAATGTAAACGTTAATAGTTCGTTGGAAGGTACGGTTGTAAGTGCTAAGACTATTGATATTGATGTAACTGATGGAAGTAGCCCTGTAACCCCTAATGCTGTAAGTGTTGTTGGCAATACGGTAACGGTTGAAGTGCCTGCTGGTGGCGGTGCGCCTGTTGGTGCTACGCTGATGAAAACAGGGCAAACGACTTCTTACAGAACAGGCGATGATGGAGACTTAGAGGTAGGCAGAGCAACGGACTTTTTTACGTTAGCGAGTAATAATCCTTTTGGTAATACTAACCGTTTCACGGATGAATTAGGGGGTACGGCTTATACGAATAACATTGTAATTGATTGGTCAACTTATGATGGTTCGACTGTTTTAGGATGGAGAAGGACGGCGACACCAGGTATAAATTGGAATGATGCTATTGATGGTGCTTTATTAGTAAGCATTGGAACATTTACAACAGGGTGGAGATTGCCGAATATAAATGAACTTTTTTCTTTAATGGATAGAGAGCAAACAGGAGCAGGCGGTAGAGCAATAAGCTATTCGCCATTCATAAACTTCAATAGTAATTTTGCTCTGTGGAGTTCAACAACAAATAAATTAATAACAAGTCAAGCTTTAGCAACAAATTCTAATAACGGTTATGTTTCGAATGTAAATAAAACATCCACATCTGCTCCTGCGGCTTTGGGTAGTGGACAGATGAGATACATTCCCTGCCGCACATTCACAGTAACAGGAACAACACTAACATAATGAAATACAAATTTGAACAATTCAAAGTAACAATAGACAACCCGACAGTAACGGTTGACATGAACACCATTCGGGATAAAGCTATTGACAAACTTTTGAGCGTGGATATTACATTAACAACCAACACGGCTTCCTTTGGGGTAACGGCTGAAGATATGCCATACGACCCAACGTGGGAGGACGACATGGTTGCTGGTATGGTAAACGAATGGTTGGTGCAATTTGAAGTGTAATGGCTGTAACGATTAAAATAAACCCATGTCCTGAAAGGTATAACTCTGCCAACCCTTACAAAACAGGGCAGACGACAAGTTATGCTTCAGGTGATGATGGAGATTTAGAAAGAGGCAGGGGAACGAGTTGGACGGACTTAGGCTATAACAACCCTTTTGGAAACACCAATAGATTCACCGACACGACAGGAGCGCAAACATACGCTAATGATATTGTAATTGATTGGTCGAGTGCTAACTATGTAGGGCAAACTGTTCTCGGTTACGATAGACGATCAAGGGGAACAGGTGGTGCGGTTGGAGGGGGTGCTGAAAATTGGTCAACGACTTTAGGTTACACACCGATAACGGCTAACTCATACAACGATTGGGTAATTCCAAACATAAAAGAACTATTGAATATAATTGACTACGAAATTGGCTTAAATTACTCCCCGTTTTCTATAACTGTCAACCTTTGGTCGTCTACAACAAACCCAGCTGGCAACGTGGTTTTTTACAGCTTAAACGGGTTTTTGGCAAATGTACCCACAACTACCAACTTGAACTTTATAGTAATGAGAACATTCACATTTACAGAATTAGGACTATGAACATAACACACGACAACTACACGGCTAAAATCAACGTCAAAGAGTGGCGTATAAAGCAAGTCATAGACCACTACAACAATTCATGTACGGTGTGGGTTCATATCACATCTGAGGATGGCTCGGAGTACGGCATAGAACTACCTAAACGAATGCCCTACGGTGAAACGTGGGAGGACAAGGACGTTGAGGTCTTTATTGAGAATCAGTTAAAGGAAATGGGATGAAGGGACACGAAGAAATAATAGGCATACCAGCAGCGATGTTTGCAGCGATAAGCCCGTACATTAAGGTAATAAACGAAGTAGGGCAGACCATTGCTGTATTGTTAGGTTGTGGTATTGCTTTGATTACCTTAATGTTAAAGATTCGCCAATGGCGGAGGGGTAAATAATTTTCACTAAATTGCCCCTATGGGACGTACAAAAACACGGGTATACCTGAACCGTGAACAGGCGGTTGAAATGGGATTAACGCCCAACAACTGCAACTACTATTGGGTAACTCCTGACGAAAAAGAAACCATCGAAACCCACAAAGCACTAAAAGACGAGTGCGTAAAGGTGGGGATTCCTTCCGATTCGGTCAACCACTACTGGCACAAAGGGAAGAACTTTTCAATTCACGTCAAGAACCAAAAGAACTTATTAGATGTCAAGCGTCAGATTATCCAAGAAATGCAGGAGTATTCTCCTGAGTACCCTGTAATTGAGTACGAAAGTATAGACGAAGGGCATCTACTTGTAATCGACCCTGCCGACATTCACATAGGTAAACTTTGCGATTCGTTTGAAACAGGTGACGACTACGATAGTCAGATAGCCGTTCAAAGGGTATTAGATGGCGTTAGAGGGATTCTAAAGAAAGCACAGGGGTTTCCTATTGATGAGATACTTTTCGTGGCGGGAAATGACGTATTACACATCGACACGCCAAAGCGAACGACAACAAGTGGAACACCGCAGGACACATCAGAAATGTGGTACACCAATTTCATAATGGGGCGAAAATTATACACGGATATAATCGAAATGCTTATACAAGTCGCTCCTGTCAGGGTTGTTTTCAATCCGAGTAACCATGACTTTATGAGTGGCTTTCAGTTGTTGGATGCGGTGCAATGCTGGTTTAGAAATTGTGAATCGGTTACGTTCGATGCAGATATGAGGCATCGCAAGTATTACCGCTATCATTCAAACTTAATTCAAACAACTCACGGGAACGGAGCAAAGACTTCTGATTTACCTTTGTTAATGGCTCAGGAAACACCGTTAGATTGGAGCAAAACAAAGCATAGATACATCTACACCCACCACGTTCACCACAAAACGAGTAAAGACTTAGTAGGCGTTACGGTTGAATCAATGCGAAGCCCATCCGGGACTGACGGTTGGCATCATCGTAATGGTTACCAGCACGCTCCGAAGGCGGTTGAAGGATTTATACACCATAAAGAACACGGTCAAATCGCACGTTTAACGCATATATTCTGATGGAATATCCAGCAATATCAAGAGGCATAAAGTATTACATCATCCATTGTGCTTACACCAAAGCCGATCAAGACTTCGATGTGGAAGACATACGAAGGTGGCACAAAGCAAAAGGATGGATGGACATAGGCTATAACCGATTTGTTAAAAGAGACGGCACGTTGCAAGAGGGTAGAGATTTAAGGCACTGGGGGGCGCACACATTAGGTCATAACCACGATTCCATTGCGGTGTGTTACGCAGGAGGCAAGAGCGAAGATAACAAGCCCGAAGACAATATAACGGTAGAGCAGTTCAATTCCATTATCAAGGACTTCCTAAAGTGGCAAGAAGTGTACCATGATTTGGTAATGGCTGGACACAATCAGTTTAACGTGAAAGCGTGTCCATGTTTTGATGTTCGTGAGTACGCAGCGAAACACGGGATGCCATATTATGACGGAGAACTAAAAGTAAAACTATGAGAAATTTATATGAATTTGTAGGGGGCAGAAAGATGTTGGTCTTTTACCTTCTTGTTGGACTAAGCGGTGGGCTATGGTTCTTCAATAGAGAAATCACAGCGGATCAACTGTTTAGGTTTTGGGAATGGACAACGGTAGCTTTAGTTTTGGGTAATGTAGGAAGTAAATTTGCAGGTCGTGAGAAATGAGCATTGGATAATAGCAATTTGCGCTGCCTTCATATTAGGCTTTCTAAGCGCACCAAAGAAGAGCGAGTATAGTGTGGACACAGGACTAGAGGAAAGATTGCTTAATGACGCTGAAAATGCCCGCAAACGGGCTGACAGTCTTTTAGTGATGGACGCACGAAAGAACGAGCAGATACGACAACTTGAATTAGAACTGATAAAGAATGAAGAGTTTATTGATACCGCTACTCCTGACCAGCTCGATAGCCTATTCACAGCCTACCTTAGATAAATCGCAATTAGCGATAACAAAAAATCCGTATGGACAAAGCGATTCAGGAGAAATATCGCATATCGCAATTCACGATACTATCTGCATCCGCAAGGAGAAAGCAATAGACTGCGTGCGGTGCTTAATGAACGAACCTGTTAAGGACAGTCTTATTGTAAGACTTGAAGAGAAGAACGAGATTCAGGCGGGTGCTATTGAGAACCTGGTAGAAGCAAACGACAAACAGGCAGAAGTAATCGTACTGAAAGACCAGCGCATCGCAGGGCTTAATGATGAGATAGGCAGACGCAAAAAAAAGACGCTTTTTGCAGGCATCCTTTCAGGTGTAGGCGGGGTTTTTGTTGGTTGGTTAGTCTCCCTGTTTTAGTAGTTGTGTTTATCGTTCCATTACAGAAGGTTATCACCAATGCGTTTATTAGGGTGTTAGCAACAATAAACACTACCATAGTGCTTGTTGAGCCGTTTGTTCTTTAAATCGCTTACAAGCCTTTTCGTAGTATTCAGCATCTATCTCATAGGCTATTAACTTTCGTTTCATTTGGTGGCAGGCTATGGCTATGCTTCCGCTTCCCAAGTGAGTATCCAAAATCAAATCGCCCTCGCTCGTATAGTTTTCTAAAATCCATTTGTAAAGTGATACTGCTTTTTGAGTTGGATGTATTTTTATATCTTCATTATGAAACTCTACTCTACTTTTTCTAAAGGCTTTACTTGCACTATCAAATGAAGTCCACGCCATTTCAAAATCACTGCCCGTAAACTTTTGTATTTTATCTTAAATCAAAAAGCATCTTGTGCTTGGTAAATAATCAAGAAAGTAATTTCCACCCCAAATAATTTGATTTTTAGATACCCTCATAAGTTCTTTAAAATAGTTTGCACTTGGTATTTCCTTATCCCATCCTTTTTTAGGGATGCTATTCATTTGTATTTTACCTGTTTTGCCGCCTTTAAATTTATCGTGCAAACCATAAGGCGGGTCAACTATTGCAATATCAAAGTAGTTGTCGCCATAGCCTTTTAAGGCTTGTAAGCTATCCCCGTGTATTAATTCAATGTCTTTCATATAAATCCGTGTTTACAGTTGCTAACAATGGCTATACGGCATTAAAACGACCGCATAGCCTCAATCGTTAGGTCCAATCAATCCCATTCCCAAGTACGAAGGTTTCTATTTTCAATACCACAGCGTAAAGCCTTCTCAATATCGCAATGGTAAATTACTGTTTCATTATCTACCATCATACAAGTGATCCCCCTTAATGCGCTGTTAAACTTATCCATATTTATATCTGGATAGTATTTTAAGAGCATATCAATTTCACTCTGAACAAACCCTTCTTTATTCTTTGTCTTAAAGTTGTAAACTTTTTCTCTAATGTTTTCCATTGTTCGTTATTACTCCCGTTCGGGTATAGCTAAAACCATTTTATTGCGATACGTTAATACATTATACCGCATCGGGTATAGTCAACTATTTTGGTTCGTTTACTTGACATTCTAACTCAGACCCTAACCATTGAGGTTTATTGTCAGTCAAAGTATCTACTGACCGTTCTCATGGTTGCGTCAGAAGATGAACTTACTTCTGTGCGCTTTTCTGCACTTCTTATCGTTGTTACTTCCAAAAAGTACAATATATTATTCATCATGTGCAGTATCTTGCCCTTTTGGATAATATATTAACTCCGTCAATGTGGTGTCGGTATTCACGTTAATTCCGTCAGTTCGCTTTTTTAACTTGTCGTCATTGACTATAAGCATACTACCCATAGTCCAAACCACAAGGAACAACGCTCCTACTGTTGTGCGTGCGTTGTCTTTCATGGTCTTAGATATTCGTTAACAGCGTAAAAGAGTGCTTCCTTTTCATCCTCCCCTGCTGCGTCATTTACCTTTGTGTTGGCTAAAAAATTACGCACTCTCTCAAACGTTTTTTTATGTTGGTCAATGCGTTCTTTCAACTCACGTATCTCTTTAAGGTCTTGGTAGCTTTTCTTTCTCATAATTCTTGCTCGGTAGCTTTCTAAAAGTTCCACAAGGTCAAGTTCCTGAATGTCTCCATTTTGAGCAGTTCCGTACCAGTCTTTTGGTTTAAGGTTGCGTTCGTTCAAAAATTCTTCTTCTGCTTTCATTTATAAGTGTTTTTCTTGCTTTGTAAGTGTTTTTCTTACTACGTCAGGATGTTCGTGTAGGTCGTTAAAAGCAACATCATGCCAATACCTCCACCCCTCTTTTGTTTTGTGCCATTCTGCAAAAGAAATAATAGCCTTCTGTAACGAAGAGCACTCGTCACGCCATCCTTCCCAACTCTTATCAACCTGACTTAACGACCACTCGTTTAGTGGTGCGGGTAGTTCCTTTAACCATTCTTCTGTCTTTCTCATGCCGTTGCTTTTAGATACGCTGCAATAGCGTTTGTTACTTCTTTCATTGATTCAACGTAGTGCCGTAGTCCTTTGATCTCGCCTTCTAATTTCGCCTCTGCCATTATCAAGTCCTTACATTCTTCGTGTGCTTTTGCTTCACGCTCCTGAACAGTTCCTGAGTGCGCCAGCGTAGAAGACATTACGGTTAGTTTCCTTTCCGCTTTTACCTTTGGGTGTTCTACTTCCTTTCGGCTTAACTTTTCCGTGACTTCGGCTATGTGAAGGGCAAGAAACCCCCTTGCATTTAAGAGGGCTTCCGTGTCCTTAACGTTGAACCAATTAGGTAGGTTAGATATTATCTCGTCCTTACTCAAAACGGTAGGTTGTCGTTAGATTGTTTGGTGCTTGACGCTGACCCATTCACAAAGTCCACGAACTTCTGTGCTGTCTTTATTACATCATCTGCACTTGCACTTGACTGAGCGTGAAATTCCGCTGCTGCTTTAATACAGGTCTGCCGAATAATAGACTGGTTGCGGTTGTCGTCCCGTACTTCTTTGTGTGCCTCCGAATGTCTACGGTCAGACGCTGCACCTCCGAAGTTTTGATCGGGCTTTGAAACTTTACCCCAGCTTCCATAGTCGTTTGTGCCTTTCACTTCGTAGGACGCTTCATCGCCTACCTTAAATGGCGACTGTTGGGTCTTGTGGTTAGCGGTTAGGATTGTTCCGTCTTCAAACTCATACTCAAATTTGTAGAGTTTGCCATGCTTAGAATCGTAATCTCCTGCACCCTGAATGTTCTTAATCTTGCTTGTTTTCATATTTGTTTATTTATAGAATATACTTTTTTTCTCGTTCAACTTGTGGCTTGCCCAGCACGTTTGCCATTTGGCATAGAATCATTCGCCTTTCGTGGTATTTAATAAGGTCTAACTTGACCAGCTTCTCAATGTTTTGCGTGAAGTCTTTTCTTGCGTCTAAGAACTTTTCTTCTGCGTCAATTAGCGCATCTACGTACCTGAGTTCTCCCATTACGTAATTTTCCATGTCGGTTACTGTTTCGTTTTTCATGTCGTTTTGTATGTGTTTAGTTTTTCAATAAGGCTACAATACTCTTGTCGCATACACTTTAATCTTTCTTCACGTAGTTTTTTATTTTCTGAATATCCAGACCAGTTGCCGTGGTTTAACCATTTTTCACAATCTTCTATTTGTCTTTTCAAAAATGAAATATCAAAACGCAACTCGTTAACTTCATTTATTTCTGAATCGGTTAAAAGACGATATTCTTTTGATGGGTCTAAATTTGTTCTGATTTTCATTCTTCCAACTTTTTACTCTTGTCAACTGTGAACCTTACTGTAAATTCCTTGTCGGGATTTTCGCTTGGCACCTCCATGTGTCTGCATAAATACCAATTTCCATCATCGGCTAAAGCGTAAAACTCTCCATTAACTTGCTTCACAATTATTCGACGTTTTGTATCTACTAAATGTAGATTCATGATTCAGCCATTTTTAAGACTGAAACAAAAGCATCGTAAAGCGACTTGTCTGCAGGCATGGTTCTCCAGTAAGCCCTAACGGTCTCCATAGTTTCCGTATCAACATTATAAATCCAGTCGTGGTTAATTCTTTCTTGTCTTGTTGCACCACTCCAAGCATCTTCAACGTCTAATATAGTAGCTGTGTTAATCATATCAGGTGTTATAATTTCAAAGTTCTTCATGTCGTTTTGTTTTTAGTCTTCAACAGGCACTAAGATATATCCGAAGTCTTCTTTGTATTCGTTTACTCCGTGTTCGCCATCCCACTCTTCATTCACGCTACCTCTGTGTGTGATAAGAAGATTGCCTTCACATGAATTCGTTCGTGGGTTAATTGCGCTAAGCTCACTGGTGTCAACGTCGTAGATTTTAGCGTTGAACAATTCTTCGTTGGTTACTTTGATTGTGGTTTTCATATCGTTTTGTTTTTTGATTACATGACAAACATACGAACGATTTTTTAATCCCACAAGTTTTTTTTTAGAAATCTTTTACCTATGTTTGTTGCCATGAAAGAAATACTAAAGCAGAATGGCGTAAGTATTAAAGAGGTTGCAAGCGTATGGGGTTGCCACCTGAACACCGCCAGTTCAAAGATTGAGTTTCCCCACACAATGAGCGTAAAGCAGTTCGATGACCTGTGTTATTACATGGACTACGACACTAACGCAATGTTTAACCACATCTTTCGTAAGGGCAAAGCACCTGACCACTATGTTCATAAGGAGAATCTACCTTATAGACAAAGGAAGGAGGCGAACGAACTTGAACGATTAAGAGGACAAGATTAAAACAAATAGACATGGATAAATTAACATCAAGAGAAATTAAGACATTAAACTTTCTTAATGAATTGTACCATCTAACTAAAGACGATTGGACTGAATTAAGTGTTTCTGCCATCTGCAAAAAAAATAACGCTACTCCAGTCACGGCACGAGTAGCACGGGAGCGTGGACTTTTTCTTGTAGGACCAAAGGTTCATAACACACCCCTATACAAATGGAACACCACGAAGCCAAGTATACACATGGTTCGCAAGTTGTTAGATTTTGCAAGAGAAGCAGAAAGATTGCACGATGAAAAATCTCGTAATAAAAGGAAGGCAAGCCGAGCCAACAAATCAAAAGATAAGACTATGACACCGAAACAAACAACGCAACTATTGTTTGAAGATAAGCCGTACAGGCAGTTTGCACACTTGTCTATCTCGAACGATGAAGCAAATATCCTTATTAAGAAGTTTGGCAAGGATAAAGTTGACGACATTCTATGTCAGATAGAGAATTACAAAAAGAACAAGAACTATACTTCATTGTACCTGACTGCTCAGAATTGGCTAAACCGCAGACAAGAACAGGAGTACGCCAAGCGTAAGGAGTGGGAATTGCAAAAGAAACAGGCAGCAGAAAACCGCAAACGATTAGAGGCGATGAATGTATCGAAGCCTGTAAAGGAAACCAAGAAGGTCTCGATTTTGTGGGGGCTATATTCTTATGAGAAAAGTTTGTGATTGACGCAACCTTTGTACTATATTTACGTCTATTAAGAGAGGTTGCCAGTTTAGCGGCTGCGTAAAAGGTTTCACAGCTTCCTTTCCTCTCTCTTATTTTAAGCTGTGGTAAAAAGCTAATTATGGACACCAAGACCAAGAAGAAATCTTTTATCGCCTATTCTGACTGGCGAGACACCTTCAACGAACTTACGGATGAAGATGCAGGGAAGTTGGTTAAACACATTTTCGCATACGTTAATGACGAGAAACCAACTACGGATTCTGTAATCATTAGGGCTGTCTTTGCTCAGATGAAAAACGCCATTGACCGTGACAGGGAGAAGTGGGAAAAGCAAATAGAACAGCGGTCAAAGGCGGGAAAGAAGTCTGCAAAGGTAAGGGCAACGAAACGCAACGAGCGTTCAACGGTCGTTAACGAAACGGAACGAAATTCAACTGATAGTGTAAGTGTAAGTGATAGTGTAAGTGATAATGTATCTACTAACGTAGATGATATGCACCCGACACTTCCACAGGTGATGGAAAAAGTATTAGACTTGTACGGTGAAGAAGTAGTACATTCTATGAGCGAGTTCTTCAGGGATAGTGCAAAATCGTTTTTCTACCACTACGATTCACAGGGCTGGGTCAAGGGCAACGGACTACCGCTAACAAATTGGGAAACGAAGTTAAAGGAGTGGGTGGAAAAAGACAGGCGAGAGCAACGACCACGACCCGAGCTGCCGAAGATAGACCCTGCCAAAGAGAAGGCTGAACACTTTAAGAATGCACCAACGCTCAAAAAAGGAATGATATGATTAGCCTATTTCCCGACATAACGAACCACTACAACGAAACCATTACCATTCAGGAGGGGCTGCGTAGGATAAAAGAAGGCAACTCAAAGGAGCGCATACAGTCTTACCGTAAGGCGAAGATGGATTCATTGAAGCGTTCACTTCCGATTGTAACATGGTCAGGAACATTCACCGAAAGGAAAGCGGATAGCCTTCAGGCACATTCAGGATTTATAGTGCTGGACTTCGACCACGTGGGAGCAGATTACAAAGAAGAACTAAAGACGGACCCGTTTATCTACGCTGCGTGGGTATCTCCATCAGGGGACGGGGTTAAGGCATTGGTGAAGATCAAGGAACACCAAAGCCATGTAGAACATTTTTACGCACTCAAGAGAAGGTTTCCGAAGATGGATGATTCAGGTAAGGACGTAAGCAGAGCGTGTTTTGAAAGCTACGACCCTGAGTTATACCTGAACGAAGGTGCTGAGGTGTTTACAGAGAAGTCCAAGCCGATAGACACCAAAGCCATAGAGAAACGAATACTCAAAATCATTGAAAGTTCCCAAGAGGGGAACAGGAATAACACCCTTCTTAGGGCAGCACGATTAGCAGGCGGTTACATAGCATCAGGGGTGCTGGATGAATCATTCACGGATAAGATAAAACACAAGGCTTTAGATATTGGATTAGATCAACAAGAAGTTGACGAAACAACAGCCAACGGAATAGGCTACGGCAAAGCCAACCCGATAACCGACCCTGTATATTCAATGCCTGAATCAATCCTTTCAGGAAAAGAACAAGAGGATGAATGGTTGACACTTGTGTATCACAACGAAGTCCCGCAAGGTTACCCCATTGGCTCTAAGCATTTCGACACTCACTTTAGATTAAAGCCGAAAACCATGACAGGGATATTCGGGATAGATAACGTTGGTAAGACTACCTTTTGGACGTTCCTAATGGTTGCATACTCAAAGCGACACGGGGTAAAGTGGTTGGTGTTTGCAAAGGAAAACAACGAAGCAGCGATCAGGCAGAAGGTAGTTGAAATCTACTTAGGAAAACAGATGCACCAAGCGGGGGATGCCGAGTTGGTTGGGGGCTTAGACTTTGCCTATGAACATTTCGACATTGTGCGAAACGACTTGGACATTGACAAAGACAATTTCATTGAGGTGTGCGATAATCTATACAAAGACCATCACGGCATCTTTATCGACCCTTACAACGCATTTCAGTACGATGCTAGCCCCAAAAGTAACTACGCCTTTTTAGATTCGCTTAGAGCGTTTCAAAACAAGTCGGGTGTGTCGTTTTACATTTCAATGCACATATCAACAGAGAAGGCACGTAACTGGGTTTACAGCGACAAGGATAGCATCACAGACTTTGAAGGAAATGAGATAGGCGTGAGGGGGCAAATGAAAATACCACGTAAGAACTTTGTGGAGGGAGGTCAACCGATAGCGAACAAGCTGGACGACATACTGATCGTCCACCGATTGCCGAAGGTAGAGCAGTTGAGGCGGTACACTTTGGTTAGTGTGGACAAGGTAAAAGAAGAACAGACGGGTGGCATGGTTAGCTTTGACGAGCCTATACTTTTTCAAAAGTCAGGAATTTACGATACATTTACGGACAACAAAGGCGTGAACCCTGTAACGGGGAGCAAGGAGGGCAAGGTTATAGTACGGGGATCATTTGAGCATAAGTTAAGAGAAGAAACAGATTTACCATTTTGATATGAGAAAAGACTACGTAGACGGAACACCTGACGACTGGCATGAGGGCAACCCGTTGTTTTCACGCAATTACGGAAACCACAAGAAGCACTACTTTGAACACAAGCGGTTCATAATCAATGGCAGAAAGTACGAAGTGCGGGGGCAACGCTCCGATGGTTACAAAGACATCTACCGAATCCGAAGGGATGACGGCATGGAAGTAGAGTGGACAATGCAAAAGATTGTTGAATGGCTAAAGGAATTGACGGTAAGTTAGACAAACTATGGTCTATTCTGGTCCGTGAACGGGACGGGTGCTGTATGTACTGCGGACGAACGGAAAGTTTAGACGCACACCACATCATCGGAAGGGCGAATCGTTCAACCCGCTGGGACTTGGAAAACGGGATTACTTTGTGCAAGAAGCATCATGTATTTTCAAATGAGTTCAGCGCACACGGCACGCCTGTAAAGTTTACGCATTGGTTGGAAGAACAGAGAGGTCGGGAATGGGTTGAGGCACTTGTAAGGAAAGGAAATGAAACGGTAAAGTTTAGTAAACACGACAAAGAAGAACTATATGAGCAACTCCAAAGGCATACAGGAAAATGAACTACCCGATGTGTGGGAGCAGTTTTCTCAAGGTCGAAGCCCGCATAGTATAGCAGCAAACTTCGGGGTAAGTTACAGCGCAATAAGGAACGCATTACAGAAGTTAATGGACGACCCTTCGTTAAGGAAGAAGAAGAACTTTGAACCGTTTGCAGACGTTCAGCGGATGGTCAAAAAGGAATTGTGGGAAACCGACCCTACCATTGGCGATGTAAAAAACCACCCTGAGATATTAGAGAAGTACAGATAAATGCCTACATTAGCAGTTCATGTCGGGTCGCCACCAACCTCACAAAGATACGTTCTTTTCAACGGTGGCGTTTTGTTTACGGAGCAGGGGGAAGTGAATCGCCTCCTGCTTTTTTAATATATGGGTAATATAGAATCAATATATTAGCGAGCATGAACCGACAAGAGGTCATTGAGTGGGTATTTGAAAAGGAAGAGTTTAGGCGGTTTGCCGACTCCATACACCCCGACCTTTGGAGTGAAGTGATGGTTGTGTTGTGTGAGATGGATGAGCAAGAACTGATTGAGAAGTACGAAGAGGGTTGGCTTGACGGTTATGTTTACCGAACCATTAAAAACATGGGTGCATCCAGCACAAGCAAATTTTGCAAGCTGTATCGCCCTGCTCAGTCTCATTACGCTCCTGAGTTCTGTGAGTTGATAATAGACATTGCAGATGAAAGCGACATCGAAGAACTGCAACGAAAGGAACTGCTTGACGCTATGGTGGTCAATTCGTTTGAGAAGTGCTTTCCGCAAGGCGACAAGGCTGCTGCAATTAGGGCAGTCTTTTTTGATTGGCTGAACGGCACAAGCGTTCAAGACATGAGCAAAGATTCAGGCATACCCGAACGAACGGTTTACGAGATGATATACAGAGTTATACGAACCATCCGCAAGGATATAATAGGCGAATACTATGAAGGTGTTGTCCTCAATTCCTGAGAAGTTTGGAGGGGTGGAGTATCACCGCCTATGGACACCGCTAAACAAGTTGGCTTCGCCTGACTTTGAGGTCCACCACGTGCCGTCGTTCATACCGAGAACACGAACCGACATATGGAAGGACTACGACCTGTGTATAGTATCAAGAACCATAGACGTGTCTCCCCGTCAGATTTCATCCATTAGGCAAATCAAGAAACATTCCAAGCTGGTGGTTGATGTGGATGACCTATGGGTATTATACAAGGACCATGCGCTGTATCGTTACTACAAGAAGATCAACTACAAGTACTATGCAAAGGAGTTGCTGCGACACGCTGACCTTGTGACCACCACTACCGACTATTTGGCTGACGAGATATGCCAAGTAACGAACGCTCCTATCGCAATACTACCGAACGCCATTGACCCCGATCAACCACAATGGAAAGTAAACCGAAAGCCGTCCGACCGTTTGCGGTTTGGTTGGGTAGGGGGAGTGCATCATTTACCCGATATTGCAAAGGTCAGGCATCACTTCAAAAGGATAGCGGGACTGGATTGTGAGATATACTTGGCAGGGTACTCTGAGCAAGAACCCGTTTATGAGTACTACACCTCTGTATTGAGCGGTGACTACAAGCACCCTCACGTGAATAAGATAAACGCAGCAGACGTACACACCTACGGGAGTGCATATGATTACTTTGATGTGGCTATCGCTCCGCTTGAAGACAACAGATTCAATAGTTGCAAGTCAGAGTTGAAAGTTATTGAGGCAGGATTCAAAGGTTGTGCTGTGATAGCGTCAGCGGTTCGCCCTTACGACTTGATCTGCACCGAAAAGAACAGCATATTCACGGACGACTACTACACAGCGTTCAAGCGGTTGATTGACAACCCTAATTTAGTTGAGGACTTGTCGAGCCAGTTAGCGGAGGACGTTCAAAAGAGATACCACATTGATGTCGTTAATAAAGAAAGATTAGAAGCGTATGAGTCAATTCTACGTTGAACAGCATAAGGACTTCGGGTTGGGGAATTTCATTAACTGCACCCCAACTATTAGGGGGCTGTTTCACCATTACGGGAAGGTCAATGTATTATTTCAATCGGAGTACGTTAAACAATGCTACCTTGAATCAGATATTATTAACATCATTGAAGAGCCGACAGGTAGGAGACTGTTCGGTAGTGATATGATTAACCAACAAAAGCCCGACTACATCTACATTCAGGAGCAGATACTCGGTACTACGGGGTGGGAACCATTCATTGACAAGTGCTATGCCATAGGGGGTGACTACGGGGTGTTCATAAACGGGTCAGGCAACCAGTCAAAGGCATACTGTGACGCTAAGTGTGTGAATGATGACATCCAGCAACTCATTAAACGGTTAAGCCCCGTCAAGATAATCGGGGTGGGGTCAAATGAGGACAAGGAAAGGAACATTTTTGACGGGTACTACGGCAACATCAGGGACGCTTTAAGCTATATTCGTGGCGCAAGGTTTGTGATATCGAACGACACAGGTCTATACCATGCTGCTGGGGTGTTCAAAAAGGATCAGTTGGTCTTATGGAAAAACACGAACTTAGAGAAGAACAGGAACACGAACGTCAAGTGCGTATATGCTAAACAACACCAATGGAAAGAGAGTATTCAACATTTCCTATCAGGGTTTTCGGATTAGAGAGGTCAGGCACTAACCTGATGGAGTGGGTTGTTATCAATCACTTTGACCCCGATTACAGAAGGATAGAAGTGTTCGGTGACCATCCTGCCATGAGGTATTACGGTCAACCTCAAAGCCTGAAACACACCCTGCCAACGAAAGCATACTCAGATGTGAATATAGTAATATACAAGACTTTCAATCAATGGAAGGCATCATGGGATAAGTACTACAAGAAGGGTAATAGATACAGGCTTGGAGGGGGAGTAGGATGCACCCGTGATGTATTGAAGATGTACTTGGATAAAGCAGAGCAGATAGGAGCGTACATTGTAGAGTATGACAGCTTCATCTACAACTACGAGCATCATGTTATGGCTATCGCCAACCTCTTAGGAGTAGAACTGTCGGAGGTCAAGCCGTTACCTAATACCAAAATGGGAACAAACATGGAACCGTCAAACAAAATCTTCAAAGGATGAAGGTAGCATACATAGTCAACACAATCAACCGTTCAGAACTCACGCCAAGAGTAACGGCTCACAACCTCCGTGTAAGCGGTCTAAAGGCATCCGAGACGCTGATAATAGTAACGGATAACGGGAGTAGTGAGAAACCCATCCGAGAGTGGGGTATGAAGTTCGCAGACGTGTACATTGACAACGGCACGAACATAGGTAACCCGCAGGCATTGAACAACGCCTTAGCGATAGCCAGAAGCCACTACTGCGACTACTTTGTGATAGCAGGTAATGACATAGAACTAAAGGAGGGGTGGGCAACCCATTCGATCAAGGAGTTTTCGTCCAACCATAAACTCGGTTTGCTGGGATACGATTGGCGCAATTCAAAGGGGGATACAAAGGGTCGTGTAAGGCTTTCAACGTCAGTATTTGGCACGTGGATGTTTCCGTTCAAGACCTTGGAGAAATGCGGGTATTTTAGTACCTTTAGTAAGTACGGACTATGGGATGGAGAGTTCCACATGAGGGTAACGAAGAACGGATTTGAGAAGGGCTATCTTGTAGGGTTTGACTCCAAGCACATGGGTAATGACATGGGTGAAAACTCACCGTACCGCAAGATGAAGGACGAAGAAATGAGAAAGGCAGCGTATGAGGGCATCCAAAAGCGCACAAATGGAGATTGTAAACACGTAAACCGATTGAACGAATGAACTACTATCTATTCATCATCCTATCAGCGACCATCTTGACTTGGTTTGCTCAGTCGTTAGGCGTTATGGCATGGCTTGGAACTTATGCGTTGCGAGAGCGATCACGGGGAACGGTTGCGAAAAACAGGCAAATTCATATAGTAATATGGGATGCTCTGTTTAAGTTGACCATCTGCAAGAAGTGTCTATCGTTTTGGATAGCCCTGAGTATCGTAATGAGTGGGGGGATTACCATGTACGAAGCATTGGCAGTAATGGGAACGAGTGTAGTAAACAACATACTTAGCAGATATGAATGAATTTATACAACAGTACTTCGAATTGATTGTAGAAGCTAACAAGAACAGGAGCATATCCCGAAAGTTGAACACGCCTCAGATGAGGCTTGACTGGCAGCAATTAGGTCACTCCGTGCCACCAGTTCAGGATTTAACTTGTGCAGCGTGTATGTTTAGATTTTTAGGAAGACTGGAACATGAGTGCAGAACATACATTGAACTACAAGGTAAGCGCAATGATAGCAAGCCGAAGCAGAGCAACAAAGGGCGCACTCGTAATGCTCCACGAACTAAACGGGGAAATAGTGGAACTAATACAGATAACAGGGGTAGCAGAGATTGATGGTGAACTATGGTTAGTAGACAATGAAAGTTTTGAAAGCGATATATGGGACGATACAGAAGATGACGAGTCTGACCTATTTGATTGAGTCCATAGGCTTGGCACTGTATATGTTCTTTTACACCCTCATCAAACGATTCAAGTGAGCAAAGGGAAAGACGATAAGGGTAGATTTACAAAGGGCAACCTGTTCTCTCTATATAATTGTGGAGGCAGACCACCTAAGTATAAAACCGCTGAGGAGTTAGCACAAAAGATAGCAGAATACTTAGAGTACGAAGATAGCCTCAAAAGACCAGACGCATACTCAGGGTCAGGTAAAGGGATATATACCCTAAGCGGATGCGCACTCTATTTAGGGTTCAATAGCAAGTCTTCAATGGACGACCAGATGAAAAGGAGTGCGGAGTTTTCGAACGTAATAGAACGTTTCAAGCTATTTCTAACACATTGGAACGAGCAGAAGCTGTATTGGGCTGGTACGTTCCATGCTGCGAACTTCTGGCTTAAGAACTTTGGAGGTTATAAAGAAGAGGCTACAATCAATCAAAATCAAAAGATAGAAGCGAACTATGGTGGTAACGATGTACCAACCTCACGCCAAGCAAGCGGAGATACACAGGGCGATCAATCAGGGGAGTGAGAAGTACTACACCCTAGACATCGGTCGGCAGTTTGGGAAGTCACTACTTGCACAGAACCAAGCGGTCGATTGGATGGTCAATAAGTCATGGCAGGGCGCATGGGTGTCGCCTACCTACCGACAAGCCAAGAAGGTTTCAGAAGAACTATACAACGCATACGAAGGGCTATTCAATTACAACCGTTCGGAGTTGGTAATGTCTACCCCTAACGGTGGGGGTATTCAGTTCTTCTCAGCGGAGCGATACGACAACATCAGAGGATTCACCTTTGACTTTCTGATTATAGATGAGGCAGCGTTCATAGACGAAGAGGCATGGACCGAGGTCCTGAGGGCAACGGTACTCGTCAGGGGTAAGAAGGTTCTGTTCGTGTCTACCCCAAAGGGTAAGAACTGGTTCTATCGAATGTGGATGATGGACAACCCCGACTACAAGTCGTTCAGGTTTACGTCTTACGATAACCCGCTGATTGACCCGAAAGAGATAGACGGGGCGAGCGAGACACTACCCGACCATGTATTTAAGCAGGAGTACCTTGCTGAGTTCTTAGACGGGGGTACAAGTTTGTTTAAGAACATGACGTATCAGAACGTCCGAGAAGGAGAGAAGTTCTTTGCTGGTGTCGATGTAGGACGAGCAGATGACTATACGGCATTAACTATTCTGAACGAAAAGGGGCAGATGGTTTACGTGGACAGGTGGAGGCATGATCTATGGGAGAACATTAGAAACAAAGTAGCAACGAAAATAAACGAGTATGGAGCAGCCACGCTGGTTGAAGTCAATAGCATCGGGGATCCGTTCTTGGAGGACATCCAAAAGCAAGTTAAGCAAGCCGAACCGTTCACGACTACTAACAAGTCCAAGCGAGAGGTATTGGAGTCTTTGATGGTAGCATCAGACAACGGTGAAACATCCTGCTTGAATGAGGACTGGATCAAGAAGGAATTGGATATATTTGCATGGGAGTACAACCCGAAGACTAGGACGGTAAAGTATGGCGCACCCGTTGGATTTCATGATGACGGGGTTATGAGTTATGCTATTGCTCACCATGCGTATAAGACATTAAGACACTCAGGTAAATACATTATCAGATGAATTGGAGCGACATCACATTAGAGCAGTTGGTGGACATTGAGAACGCCAAGCAAAGCGATTGCAGCGCAATAGAAAAGCGTATGCGTATTTACTCTGCGGTGTATAGGTGTTCGATGGAGGATGCTCGCAAAGTGTCCTTAAAACGCCTGTATGACTTCCACAACGAACTGGTATGGATGAATCAACTCCCGAAGGAGGTAATAACCAAGAAGGTCAAGATAGACGGCAGGGTGTTTGAATTTGAACTTGACGCTCAGAAGTTGGACGCAGGGAGTTACATCACCATCATGGACCTGCTCAAACGAGCAAAAGAAGAGGGGGTACTCAACTACATTCACAAGATACTCGCTGAGATCGCAACGGAGAAAGGCAAGAAGGCAGACGCAGATGTGGCTGAGTTGTTCTATAAGAACCTGACGGTAGACATTGCATATCCCATAGGTGTTTTTTTTTGGAAACTCTCGAACGCCTTAATGCTGCGTATCCTTCCCTATTTAGCAAATCAGATGGAGATGAAGGTGAACGAACTGGAGGATTTGTTGAAGAATGGGGATGGTTTGTCACGCTCGACAATCTCACAGATTCAGACTTTACTAAGTGGGATACGGTCACAGAATGGGGAGTTGTTCGATTCCTTAACACACTTACATACTTCAAACAAAAGCAAGACTACGTAGAGCAGCAACGCCAACAGGCAATGTTGCGAAATTCGGGTTAATTCATATAGTTATGTATGAGCATCAACCCTGATGAATTAGCACTAAAATTTGCGGAGCAGGTCAAGAGGCGAGACCACTACGAGATAGCCCGTGAAACAGGCAAGTCTATATTTGATGAGGTGGCACAGATAATGGATAGTCTCATCGCAGACATTGAGCGCAACCTTCAACCGAACATGGACACGGCAAATCTGGCACAGTCCTTTGAGCCAGAGGTGTTCTTTTCAGGCAACAGTTTTTTCTTTAGGTTACTTGCTGCAGATTACTACGACTACTTGAACAAAGGGGTCAGCGGTGCGAGACAAGCCCGTACGGGTACACCTTACTCATTTACCACAAAGAAGCCTCCTGCAAGTGCTTTGAAGCATTGGGCAAATCGTAAGGGGTTGAATGAGTGGGCTGTTAGGGAGAGCATATTCCAAAAAGGAATCAAGGGAACAGGCTACTTCGATAGAGCATTACAAAAGAATTTCGGATGACACAAAAGGAAACACCAGCATATTCGTTTACTCCAGTTTACAATCCGCTAGAGTTTGTGTATGATTCAGCCAACAATGGAGCGGACGGGTTCAGCTATGTATTTGACGTTTACATCAGCGGAGCGGGGTCGTATAACCATAGGTTCTTAGTTGACCCACACCCGACACTGGGGTATGGCAGAATAGACCTACGTTCGGTGTTGGAATCAGAGGTGACGAGTAACATAGACATCTCACAGGATAGCGTAGACTCATGCGGCAATTCAATCGTTGACTTCGTGGTCAAAGTAGGAGAAAGGTCAGACGCATCGGGAACGGTCACGGACATTAGCACATCATCCACCTACTACCCTTGGAACGCTTCGATGTACCATGACGAGTTCATCGACTACTCTAACCAGTACCTTCTGAGTTCAGGGTCCACGAATAAGTTTCTGACCAACTCACCACGAACCATCGAAAAATCGTTAGGCGATTACTCATGGCTGTATGGATTGAGCGAGGACGTAACAAAGGTGAAGATAATCACAAAGGACTCAGCGGGGTCTACAAACGGGGAGTTTGATTTGGCGTACTCAGGTAGTGCATACGCAACCACAGCCGATAGGATGTTAAGCATACCCACAGGAAAGCAATTAGAAAGCACCCTGCCAACAGGGGTAACGGTAGTGAGCGGAGCGCAACCGATACTAGATTCAGACGTGTCGAGTTACACCGTACAGGCGTATGCAGGGACGACAGCATCAAGTGAACTGTTTACATACAACGTAGTGAATCGGTGTGTGAGAACTACCCCAAAGGAGGTGGTGTTCTTAAACTCGTTAGGAGGCTTTGATTCTTTTGTCTTTGAGTTGGCAAGCATACCGACAAGGAACAAGGAGGTGAGGCAGTACAAGCAGGACTTTGGAACGCTGAACGCTGACGGTACAATCGGGTACTCCAAAAGCCAGCATCTCAAAAAGAACTACTACACCACAAGCACACAGAAATTGCGGGTGTCAAGTAACTACCTGAGCGAAGCTGAAAGCGAATGGCTGAAAGAGTTATTCGACAGTCCTGAGGTGTATCTGGTAGAGGGGGATGAACTGATAGCCATACAAGGCATCGAAGAGACGAACTACGAAGAAAAGCAGAAGGAGAGGGAAAAGCTGTTCAGGTTAGAGTTTACATTGGTTTATTCATGGGATAACTACCGTCAGAGATGGTAAAGACTTCAATTATATTAGATGGCACTCAGTTAGACGTTGAGGGGGACATTCCCGTAAACATCAATTTGAGCATTGCCGATGTGCGGAAACCTGACGAGAGGCAGCAGTCATTCACTAAGACAATCACGTTGCCACGATCCAAGACCAACGACAAGGTGCTGGGTCATGCGTTTGAAATCAACATAGACGGGTCATACAACCCAAAGATCAGAAAGCCGTGTAAGATACTCGCTAATGGCATTGTTCAATTCGACGGGTTTGCACAGTTGAAGAACGTCAAGCAGAACCACGAGGGTAACTGGGCGAACTATGAAATAGTGGTATTCGGCAAGTTAATCAATATGTTCACCGCTATCGACAAGGCTGAACTCACGGATCTTGACCTGTCCGAGTATAACCACCCGTACAACAAGGTGACTCAGGAGTTGAGTTGGGACACTTCGATATGGAAGAATGGCGCAAGTGGATATGTTAACTATTCAAGCGGGGTACCAACGGGTGAGGGGTACGTTTACCCTCTGATTGATTACGGATATTCGACCAATCAGATAGACTACGATGTTACGCATTTGTACCCTGCTATCTATTTGAAGACCTATGTGGACGAGATATTCACGCAATCGGGGTACAGTTACGAGAGCGACTTCTTTGAATCTGACTACTTCAAGAAACTGATAATACCATTCAACCGTCAGCGGTTAGAGTTGTCATCGGGTCAAGTAGCAGAAAGGCAGTTCTTAGCCCGAACAACAGGGAGCGTATCGGGAAGCGTTGGTGGTGGTTCACAGTTAAGGGTTATGCAGTTCCCTTCGGAGGACTACGATACGGGCAACCTCCACGACCCGAACGCCACAGTAGCAACACAGACGGCATCACAGATGACGGTGACCGAGTCAGGGCGGTATAACATATTCTCCAATATATTTGTCAATGGTGAGTTCACCCCTTCGGTGTCGGGAACAGTAGATTCCAACAGTTACATCAAGGTGACTGCATTCATATACAAGAACGGCAATGCGTTGGGAGGGTCATCACAGCGATTATACATAGTGCCTCCGACAAGTTTCAGTGGAACACATACCACCGACACAGCCCCGACATTATCCAATAACACAGAGTACTATAGGTACTACTTTGGTTCGGGGCTTGGGTCTAATCAGCTGGCGTTCCTGAACCCTCCTAATATGCTATCGTTGGTAGAGAACAACCTACAACTAAACGCAGGCGACACGGTGGATATTAGACTGTTCTATGAGTATGACTTGGAGGATGCAAGTAACGCCCAACCATTTGAGCAGGGAGGCTCGCCAGTTAGCGGAGATTTGACAATCAACACCCTAACAAATTCGTTCTTCCAAGCGCAAGTAAACAACGTGCAAATACAAGGAGGCAACACGGTCAACTTGAATCAAGCTATTCCTGAGAATATCAAGCAGCGTGATCTGCTGATGAGTATCGTAAAGATGTTTAACTTGTATGTGGACGTGAAGGGATTGGATGACCCTACAACGTATGTAATTGAACAGAGGGAAGACTTCTACTCAACAGGCAATGAGGACTGGTCTGACAAGTTGGATAGACTGAATGACTTGGAGATCATTCCGATGGGTCTATTGGATGCGGGGGAATACTTCTATTCGTACACTCAGGATAAAGACTACTTCAACCAACGCTATGAAGAGAATTGGGCAGAGATATACGGACAAGCGGAGATAGACATTGACAACGACTTCATTAAGGAACGCAAGGAAACGAAGATTATATTCTCCCCTACTCCGTTGGCTGACGATGGGTTCTCAGATATAATCATTCCGAGAATCATTAACGAAGACAACACGGGGAGCATCGTGCCATATCAGGGCAATATCAGGATATTGTTCTACGGAGGTCTTAGGAACGCTAATTCAGCATGGAATCACATTGATTCAAGCGGGTCAACTCCAAACGGTTCTTACCCGTATTCGGGGCATTTAGACGACCCAGTGAACCCTACGGAAGACTTGAACTTTGACTTACCAAGAGAGGTGTATTACAACGCTCCTGCGGGGTCTAATATCACATGGACGGATTCGAATCTGTACAACAAGTTTCACAAGAAGCAGATAGACGAAATCACGAACGAAAACTCACGGTTGGTAAAGGGAATGTTCAAACTATCCCCGATGGACATATACGGGCTATCGTTTAGGAAACTGTATTATTTCAACAACGCATACCACAGATTACACAAGGTAGTGGACTACAACCCATCGGACTACCAGCTGACAAAGTGCGAGTTTTTGAAAATAACAGGGGGTGTTCCATTTAGTGCGGGCAGTTATGAAGCTGGCAACGCCTATGACGGTCACACGGAAATCACAGAGCCACGACTGAACGGCTCACGTCCTCTGCCTGACGGGAACGTTTACAACCCACGAAATAAAAGCATAACAGTAACGGGGGAGAACAACGTAGTCAACCCACGATCTAATGACATTAACATCTTAGGTGACGGCAACCAAGTAGGAGCAGACGCTGAAAGGATAACCATAACAGGGTCTAATAACGTCATTGAACCAGGAGTGACCGATGTGGTATTGATTAACACAGACGGTATAACGGTTACCGAATCGGGAACATGGGTCAACGGCAAGAAGGATGGTAAAGCGGAAACGGTTAGCAGTAGCATAACTCCCGAAAATGAAGTTAGGTTTTACTTTGCAGACACATCGGGCGGGAATGTGGCATTCAAACCACCAGCAACGGGAACAGAAGGGGTTGTCTGGACTTTCAAAAAAATGGACGCTGCAAATTTAATGACAATCACACCAATAGGAGGGACGACAGTTGACAGCGAACCGACAAGGAATTACAGTTCTCAGTACGATACCGTTACGATAACATGGAACGAAACTGAGGGTGAATATAGCATAGTATAATGGCAAAGCAGATAGCATTAGAAATAGAGTTGAACGGGGACAAGCAAGTCCTACGTTCGATGAACGACATGAACGATGCTGCGGAGCAACTCCGTATGCAAATGGAATCAGCAACCGACCCTGAAGATATTAGGCGGTTCGGTCGGGAGTTACAAAAGGTAGAAGGTCATGTCAAGGATATAGAGTTGCAATTTGAGTCGCTGGACATTGAGCAGCGCATGACGGCAGCGACGGATGTGGTAGCAGGGGTAGCGGGTGGATTCGCAGCGGTTGAAGGTGCTATCGCAATGGCTGGGGTAGAGTCTGAGGCGTTTGAGGAAACCATGACAAAAGTGACGGGGGCTATGGCATTTGCTACGGGCATCCGTGATCTCGGCAACATGGTGGTAGCCATGCAGAAGTTGGGCGTTGTTACCAAAATACAAACAGCACTACAAACAGCGTTTAATGTTGTCGCTAATGCTAACCCGTTATTTCTTATCGGAACGGTTGTGGTCGGGGCTATTACTTTGCTGCTTGATAAGTTAGGATTCCTTACACCAATCTTTAACGCAATAGGTAAAGCTGTTAAAGGGGTTGTTGGATTTGTTAAAGACCTTGTTGGTGATGTGGTGGACTTAGTTAATACGGTTGGCGGTCTACTGCAAGGTGTATCGCTAGCCGAGCAAAAAGCAGCAAAAGAAGCGGAGAAAAGAAGAAAGGCGGAAATTAAAGCGCATAAGGAACGGATAAAAGAACTTAATAAGGAGATTGATGCGCTTGACGACCAAATTGCTCAAATAAGGAAAGTGGGGCAGGCTGTAGAGTTAAGGTATAACCGAGAGATTGAACTTGCACGTGCAGCGGGCAAGGAAACCACAAAACTTGAGGAAGAGAAGTTAGACGAAACTATTGAGATAGCTCGTAAAGAGATAATAGCGTTAGAAGAGCGTTACCGCAAAGAACAAGATATTCTGCGGCAAAGAACAGAACTTGCAAAAAAGGAAGCAAACGTTATATCAAGCAACTTCCTACAAGCTCAAAAACAAATTGTAAGAGGTCGGCGGAATGAGATTGCAGAAGCGAAAAATATGCTTGACGAACTTTTGCACGATAGAAAAGTTCACAACGAGGAAGTGGCAAAAGAGCAGCGTGATGCAGATGAAGAGGCACGTGACAGGTATCGAGATCACCTTGAGAAGATGCGTGAAATAGAAATGTTCCTTGAAGATTTAAGAGCCGAGAACATATCCAACGAATACGAAAGAGAATTAGAACAAGAGCGATTAAGGTACGAGCGACTTCGGGATGAATATAAAGGTCATGCAGAGGTATTGGAGCAGCTTGAAATTCAACACCAAGCAAATTTGTTGAAAATTCAAGAAGATGAACGTCAACGTCAGCGTGATATTGATAAGGAATACCGTGACGAGCAGGCAAGAATACGAGAAGAAGAAGCTAAGAAACGAGAGGAAGAACAGAAGAAGAGAGAGGAAGGTGCAAAGATGCAGCAAGAGTTTTACGCTGGCTTGGCTGCAATGGGTGAAGAAGAAGCGAAGAAAAAGGTAGAAGAAAACGAGCAACTACTCACAAGGATGACTGAGGCACGTTTACGATATGAGGTCGGCGTGGTATCTACCCTTCAAAACGTAGCAAAGATAATCGGAGAAGAAAGCGAAAAGGGTGCAAAGTTAGCAAAGGCAGCAGCAATCATACAAGTTCTAATAGATACAGCCAAGTCTCTTAGTTCCGCAATATCTGGGGCGGTAGCAGCAGCATCGTTGACTGGACCAGCAGCACCGTTTATTATGGGGTCATACATTGCAGCGGGGGTGGCAACTGTCACGGGGGCATTTGCTCAAGTTAAAAGCATATTAGGAAAGGCAGACGCAAATATGCCGTCATTAGGTAGTGCAACGGCAGGAGCAACGGGAGGCGCAAGGATAAACCCCGTAACAAGTGGCAACACTCAAATAGATGCGAACGGCAACAGCATCCAAGATTCGCAGGAGATGAAAGTCCACGTAGTAGAAAGCGAGATAACCGAAGTGCAGGGTAGGGTTAGCGTAATAGAAAATCAAGCAGCAGCACGTTAAATTGCGACAATCCTTTTATATCATATAGTTATATGAATGGAGTTACCTGTTTACAAATTAGTCATTGACGAGAAGGACGACTCAGGGGTTGATTACATCGCCCTTGTAGACCAACCTGCAATACTTAGAAATTGGAGGGCGTTCTCGGATGACTCGTATAATGACTACCCCAAAGCAGCAAGTGCTAACGCTGCACGTGCATTAAGGTTGCGTGACCAGTACGAACTTGACTGCGGTACTCAAACAGGGTGGGCGAGAGCGAACCAGCTTGCCGACGGGGAGAACATCACAGAAGAAACGATAGCACGCATGGCATCCTTTGAGCGTCACAGGGGTAACTCGGACGGTGACCCAAAAGAAGACTGCGGTGCGCTGATGTGGTTAGCGTGGGGAGGTGATGAAGGTATTGAATGGGCGCAGCGAAAACTCGACCAGATTAGAGAGAAGAACCAACGCAAGTTCAGGTTCAACCTTGACGAAGACCGTCAAATACTTTCAGGGTTTGCTATGGTAGCAGACTTACCTATCTACCGAGCGGACGAAAGAGGTGAGTACTATGTGATCTTTGAACGGGAAACGATAGAGCGAATAGTACACAAGTACTTCTCAAATTCGTTTCATAAGAACTTCAACCGTATGCACTCAATGAATGAAACGCTTGACAATGTGGTCTTGTTTGAGTCGATGGTGATAGATAGCGACAGAGGGATTAAGACACCCGAAGGATACGAAGAAGCACCTGACGGGTCATGGTTCATCTCTGTCAAAGTGAACGACAAAGAAGAGTGGGCAAAGGTAAAGGAGAACTTCAATGGTTTCAGCGTTGAGGGATTCTTTGATGAAGTACCATTTAAGGTAGAGGATGAGGCGGTGCTTGAAGAAAAGGTAAAGCAATTAACAGGTCAATTCAAACAACTATTAGACTATTATGAAAAAAGAGCAATTTGAAGCCCTTATCGAAGAAGCCAACTCGGTGCTGGGTAAATTGAAAAAGAAGTTCATGGTGAGCGGTACGCTTGCTGACGGAACTCCTTTCATGGCAGATCCTGACATCTCAATCGGGTCAGCGGTTTTCATCTCAACAGACGAAGGTGAAGTGCCTGCTCCTGACGGAGAACATGAACTTACAGAAGGCGGTTCAATCGTAACTGAGGGCGGTGTAATCACAGCGGTAAACGCAGAGGGCGAAGAAGAAGTCCAGGCAGGCGAGAAGGAAGAAGAAATGCGTGAGCCTAAAGTGGTAACTGAGCGTCAGGAGACAGAAAAGCGATTTGAAGAAACTCCAACACCTGAGCCTAACGAAGTTCCTGCTGAAACAGTAACGGAGGAAGAGTTTGACGCAGCCATCGCAGAGAAGGAAACAGAAGCGACAGAGGCAGCAAAGAAGTTCGCAAAGGAATTGGAAGAGTTAAAGGCAGAACTGAACACGACTAAGGATGATTTGAAGC